TATCTATTACTGTTTGAGGTGATGCGTCGAGGTGGCCTTTAACCATATAGAATATTCTGTATTCTTCTTTAAGGTCGTTTCTCAACATACTGTATTTACAAAAATGTTACACGTTAGGCGCTAACATTATTGGAAATCTTGTAGTATTAGATTTCCATCTCTTGTTCGTAAATCTAAATTATACTTGTGTTGTAATTCAACTGCAAAATCATTACCAGGCAAAGCAAAAACATATTTTGGAATGTAATTTCCTTTTTCTATAAATGCTTCAATATCCTCCCAGCTGTTTTTTTGAGGATTACTGATTGCACAATTGGCTGTACTTTCACATACAAATAATTCACTTTGCCCAAATCTTTTATGTAACACTGTCTATATACCTTTCAAAAACTTCTACTAATTGTAAATTTTCCATATCAGGTGTTAACAATAATTCACTGTTTTTAATATTATCTACGTTTTGAATATTTAGTCTTAGCGCAATATCCTGTTCACGTATCGATTCATTGTACAAGTTTGCAACCCACACCTGACTTATAATAATCAAATCAGTTGCTAATTCATCATCTATATTCCATTTTTTAATATAATCTACTGCTGCGTTTTTAGCATCAAAATAGGTTTTTGCTTTATGTCCTAATCCTTCTAGATATTTTTTTGATTCACTCATGTATCTAACTTTTGTTGTTGTAATTCTTTGCGTCTGGCTACAATTAATTTACTCATATCCTGTAATGCCATACGTGCTCGTTGTGCGGCAATTTTTTTGCCGTACTTTTCAAAGTCTTCTGCTTCTTTCATATATGTTTGGAAAAGAGATAAAATCTCTTCGTGAAGTTCTGTCATTATTTACCGTTTGCGTAAACGTTTGGAGATCCAGTTGAAATAGCATGTGTTTGGCTTGTGCCGTCGCCATCATAATGATCGCCTATACGACCAATTTCTTTGTTGTTAGCGAACACATTTGGCGAATAGGTATCAAGTGGCGGAGAATGGTTGGTTGCGCTTGCTACACAAGGATCACCGTGTGGATGAGAAGCCATTTTATCACCTTTTCTAACAACACCAATGCTATTTGCAAAAACATCACTGCTGCCTTCGTTGCTTACTTGCGTGGTATCAACATCCCAGTTCCAACTGATTGCTGTACCGAAGCTGTCAAATGCACATGCAGTACCTCTAACTCCATCGGTACAACTTACATTACTACTTCCATCTTTCCACGCTAGTGCTGGCATAATCACTCCTAAACCATCTGTATCCCACTTGTGCTACTCACGTACTGCTTGGCCATGCTTTCTTCAGTTTTGTGAATAAACAATACTGCATGTTTATTTAACTTGATTTTGCTGTCAGGATCAACAGTAAAAGCAAATGGACCAAGCCCAATGCCTTGTTGTGTTGCTTGTAGTGCCAATGGTTTGTTTACTGTGATTGTAGAGTTATCTTCTTCTACAAAACGAGCAACAATTTCTTCTCCGGCACTGGTACGAATTGTAACTGCATCGTGCTGTTTATAAGGTGCTTCAATAATCATAAACTATGTCCTGTTCCTGTATAGTTTGTGTCTTCAATGTATTTTACAAATTGTTCATAGCCGCCAACTTTTTGTCCGCCAACTACAATCTGTGGAAATGTACGTGCTTCTGGAAACTCTGTGAGAACTGCTTCTCTATCAAAGTCTTTGCCCATTTCCAAATATTCAAATTGATAACCACGTTGTTCACATAGTGCTTTGGCTTTTGTGCATGATGGACATGCTGGTTTACCCCAAATGTGTATCATAAACTAAATCCTTTCAATTTGTTTTTGTCAACATCTTGCTTGATGCCACCAATAATATAACTTTCAACTTCTGTTTCTTGAGGTGCAACCTGCAATCCTGAACTTGATAGCCAATGTTGTGTCCACGGTAGCGGATTTGTGTTTACTGGTGCATCAAAAATAGCATCGAATCCCAATGCTTTCAATCTGCGGTTAGCAATGTATTCTACATACTGGTGTAACAGTTTTGTGTTCAAACCAATCATAGAACCATCTTTGAACAAATACTCTGCCCAATCTTTTTCTTCTGCAACACATTCACGCCATAGATCGTAAACTTCTTCTTTGCACTCTTTTGCAATTTTGGCCATTTCTGGATCGTCTTTGCCTTGTGCCCACAACTTCAATACGTGTGTACTCAGTGCTAGGTGTTGTGCTTCGTCACGGGCAATCAGTGAAATAATCTTAGCACTGCCTTCCATTAGCTTTAGTTCACCAAATCCAAATGTACATGCAAAGCTCACATAGAAACGTAATCCTTCAAGGATGTTTACAGTCATCATTGCTAGATACATTTTCTTTTTAACATCGTACAAGTTGCCTTCGCCGCGATGGAAGTATGCATCTGCCGCTTCATTAAATTCATCATAGTGTTTTGTTACACTTTCGGCACGAGCAATGATTTTATCGTCATCGAGGATTGTGTCAAATACTTCTGCAGGATCTGGATACACGTTTTTCATAATGTGTGTATATGAACGACTGTGAATGGTTTCAAAAAAGTCCCAAGTGACAATACAGCCTTCTAACTCAGGCAAACTTACATGCGGCAAGAATGCCAAACATGGTCCACGTCCTTGAACACTATCCAATAATGTTTGATATTTCAAGTTTGCAGTAAAGATGTGTTTTTGTTCTGGACGGAAGTTTGCAAAGTCCGCACGATCTTTTTGCAAGCTGACTTCTTCAGGACGCCAAAAATAACCAAGCATTGTTTGATTAAGTTTATCAAACACAGGAAACTTAAATGTATCGTATCGCTGTGTATTTTGTTCTGCACCAAAGAACATGTTCTCTTTGGTAAAGTCAACCTTGTCTTTATTAAAAACTGTTTTGCCCATTGTTTATCCTTATGTTATATGAAAAGTATACAGCCCTTACGGGCTGTAGTCAAGTATTAAATTGCGCAAGCATCGCACATGTCATCTTCGCCATCTAGTTCTGCACCATTGATTTGTAATGGTTGTTCTTCTGGCTTATCGTCCTCAATTTCGCTAGGATCTGTTTTGTAATCATAGGTATTTTGATAGTATGATGTTTTCCAGCCCAGCTTGTAAGTCATCAACAAGTCTTGAATCATTACACTCATTGGAACTTCATTATCTGGATACTGTGTTGGGTTGTAAGACCAATTGCCGGAAATAGCCTGATCAAAGAACTTTTGCATTACCGCGACCACATTGATATAACCTTCGTTGCTAGGCATTTCCCACAGCAAGGTGTAGTGTTGCTTAAGACTTTGATATTGTGGAACGATCTGCTTAAGAGGTCCTTTTTTTGATTTCTTAACGGACAGGTAGCCTCTAGGTGGCTCGATTCCGTTTGTTGCATTTGACACAACCGATGAGCTTTCAGATGGCATCTGTGCGGACAATGTTGAATGACGGAGTCCGTGCTCTCTGATATTATTGCGTAAACCATTCCAATCATAGTTTAAATTGTTCTCCACAACATCGTCGAGATCTTTCTTGTAAGTATCAATTGGCATTACACCATCACTGTATTTAGTGCGGTTAAAATACTCACAAGCACCACGTTCCTGCGCTAATTTGTTGCTGGCTTTGAGAAGATAATATTGGAATGCTTCGGTTAAGTCATGTACAAGTTTCCATGCTGCTGGATCACTGTAGTTTACTTTGTTCTTTGCTAGGTAGTGTGCAAGGCCAATATAACCAATGCCTAAACTACGACGAGCTTTGGTACTAATTTCTGCTGCTTTAATAGGGTAACGTTGATAGTCAATAATTTCCTCTAATGCACGAACAGCAAGGTCACATAGTTCTTCTAGGTCGTCTAAATCTTTAATTACGCCTACATTAATAGCACTCAAAATACACAATGCAATTTCGCCATCTGGATCGTCAATGTGCTGTAATGGTTTAGTAGGTAGTGTGATCTCTTGACACAAGTTACTCATGTATACTGTGTCTTTGAAACTGCTGTGTGTATTAGCATGATCTACGTTCATAATATAGATACGTCCTGTTTCGGCACGTTCTTTAATTAGATCGCTAAACAGTTCCATTGCAGGGATCTTTTTCTTTTTGATGCTAGTAGCACGTTCATACTTTTCATACAGTTCCTTAAACTTTTCTTGGTCACTGTAAAACGCTTCATACAAGCCAGGTACATCATGTGGCGAGAAAAGAGTTATCTCTCCATCAGTTAGCAATCTTTCATACATCAGTTTGTTCAACTGGATACTGTAGTCCAACTTGCGCACACGGTTGTCTTCTGTGCCTTTGTTGTTCTTTAGTACAAGGATATCTTCTATCTCTTGATGCCAAAACGGGAAGTGTACTGTTGCACTGCCACCACGCACACCATTCTGTGTACAACAACGAACAGTGGAT